ATTCTGTTGGGAGGCCCCTTTTCTGTTGGGAGGCCCCTATTCTGTTGGGAGGCCCCTATTCTGTTGGGAGGCCCCTATTCGCGAAGAGTCCGATACGGGTCAAACGGACGCAGCACGTACAGGTACTCCGCCTGGCGTTTCAGCTCCGTGCCGAGCAGCCGATAGTCTCCGTCATCGCGGTGCCACCACGGGCCGCGCTTAACCCACTTCGTGTGGTGGTTGTCCCACACCCCTCCCCCGTCGGGCACCCGCTTCAAGTCCCCATACGAAAGCAGGACCTGTTCCATAGGTTCACTCCTCACCGCACGCCTCCTCGTTGGCGATCGCCCGATCCAGGTAGGCCCGCGCCTTACGCAAGTCGACGATTCGACGACTCGAATCGCCCTTGCGGCCGAAGCGCGTGAGGTACTTCCCCGCGTTCCAGAGATGCGGGTTATCGGGGAACAGGGCGTCCAGAATGTCCCACGACTGTAGGTCGGCTGAGTATACGGGGGCGCCGTCTCGCGCTAGGGCGTCACCAATCCATGTGTAGTGCCCCGGGGCGGCAACGGCGTCGCCGCCCTCCCGCGCCTCATCGGGGGCGCGATCTCCCCGCGCTGTCATCATCTCTCCTCTCTGGCCCCGCACCGTGCGGGCGCCTATGGGCCGCCTAGACCGGAAATCAGATCACAGCAAACCCCTGTGTGTAGTTGTCAGCAGGGTTGGTCTAGGCGACTCATAGGCGGGCAGGCTGTGTCGTCACCGCGGGGCCGTGCAGCTGTGCGGGCGGTGTCTGCCGCCTATGGGCAGTGTCTCTGTGTAGTTCTCAAGCAACGTGCGCACTGTGGCGCTAAGTATGTGGCGAGGGCTAGCCCTCGCGCTGTGCGTCCTCTACGGCGGCGCGGACCTGAGCTAGGGCCTCTCGGTCCCCGCTCCTGACGTCCCCGTCGCTGTACACGTATGCCGTGGCCTGGCCGCGCATGGCGGTGATGCCCGAGCCGACGTGCGGGATCATGGGGTCGATGCATCATCCGGCCGCTGTGAGCGTGTCTGACACGCTCGTGAGCGTCCTGGCCCGCCTAGCTGCGGAGCGCATGGTGGTGGCCATGGCGTCGATACTGGTCCAGTCGGTGGCGTCCTCGGCGGCTATCAGCCGCCCGGCGGAGTCCTGCCTGAAAGCCGTGGCCCGGAATGTGTGTCGGCGCGAGTGGGCGTCTCGCACGGTTTCGATGCGGTAGTCTCCCGTGTCGATCACCCACCTGCCTGTAGGCGTGTCGGGCGGCGTGCCGGTGACTCGCTCGGCCGCGGCGGCCATGCGCTCAGCGATGGTGCTCATGCCGCCTCCCCGTCACCGAAGAGACTGGTCGCCCGCTGCCAGGCGCCCAGCAGGGTCTGCGTGTCGCCCATGGGGCAGGCGCCGTCATCCAGGAGCTCGGTCTCCCCGTCGATGCGGCAGCTGGTCTGCCAGTAGACGCACTCCCCGTGCGGGGTGAGTCCCAGCGTCGTAGCGCCGTCGGTGACTCCGTAGATGTTGTCGTCCGTGTCTCGGGCGTAGTCGCAGCGGTCCCAGCCGATAGCGTCGCCGAGCTGGTAGAGCGTGTCGTCGACTGTCATCACGTCCTCCTATGTGGGTAGATGTCGCGCCCGGCGGGGGAGTCGAACCCCCGCTGCGACCATCCGGGCTGATGCCGTGTCAGGCGATGATGGACAGGACCGCGGCGGCCACGTCCGAGGGCGCCCAGTAGACGGCGTCGGAGACGTTCTCCACGTCGATCACGCGCGTCGGGGCGTCATCCTGCCAGTCCTCCACCAGGGCGGCACTCTCGCTCCGGTAGGAGTCGACGCGGGTGAACCTGTCACCCTCACAGAAGCGGGCGTCATCGTGGATGGCCTCCACGATCTGCTCCCAGGTGTCGTGCTCGTAGTCGGTGGCCCCGCAGAGAGTCTGCCAGGCTGCGAGCGGGTCCCCGTAGGCGAGCTCCGCGGCCTCGAAGATCGCGGACAGGTCCGCCATGGCGACACCACTGATTTTGAGCGCGTGGTCGGCGATGATGACGGTGCCCACCTCGTCGTAGGGGGTGCGGATGGTGGTGCTCCCGCCCACGGTGACCTCAACCTCACCGGCGGACTGGTCGAAGTATTCGACGTTGATGTCGTCTCGCCCCATATCCCAGATGGTGCGGGCGATCGGGAGGGCGAGGACCATGGCGGCCCGCTCGGCGTCGCAGGTCTCGTAGCTGCTCCCGTCGGGCCCGGTGATGTGGGCGGTGGGGCGGGGGAGGTCTCGTGTCGTCTCGGCGGTCCAGCTGCCGACGGTGACGTGGTTGCTGTTGGTCGTGTAGTCGAAGCCCCACTCGGTGAGGTAGCCGGCGATCTCCTCGGCGAGGACCTGGCCCCCATCTAGGGCGTTGAGCGACTCGTAGGTGAGTTCGTCATCGTCGTGGTAGGCGTGCTCCAAGTTAAGGAATGCTGCGACCTCGTAGGGCTGCATGTCGTGGCCTGCGGCGTACTGGGCGATGGTGGTCATTGTTGCGATCCTTTCTGTGTGGGGCGGCTGCCCCGTGCTGATGGCTCTACTCTACCCACCCCGAGACGGGGTGAGTCAAGCCGGGATGGGCATCAATCTCTGTGACCTCCGTCATCGAACAGGTGTGCGACAAGAACGCCCCCATCATGCGCCTCCCACCCAAACCGAAGCGATCGTTTCGACTAACCACCCCACCGCCCCCTACGCGCACGCGCGCACACGCACGCACGCGCGCACACGCACACGCCCCCACGCGCGAGAGGCCACAGGAGCCAATCTGAGCGCCTCTCAGGGGCGCCCCTATATGCGGGTACCACCCAGCCCCCAAACGGCCCTCAGCGGCGCCCACAGCACCCCAGAGGGGCAGGCACAGAAAAACCCCCGGCCCGCCGAAGCGGAACCGGGGGCCCAGGGGGGGGATGTCAGGCGAGGCCCTCACCAGCCAGCTTGCGGCCCCAGAACGCCGCCTCCAGCGCCTCCCGCCGCTGCATGCGGGCCGCCATCACGGCGAAGGGGGCGACATCCAGGCGGCTCAGGTGTGCGGCCGCAGCGCTGACCTTCCAGAGCGGCTCAACGGCGGCATCCAGGCTCATGGCCTCAGCGGTGGTCATCTCGTAGGCGGCGGCGGTGTCGTAGTAGCTCATGGCGTTTCCTTTCAGTGGGGCGGGCGGCTGATCGCCCGCGCGGTGAGATGACCATATAGGGGGCCGTTTTCCCGCGGAATCGCGCCAAAACGGCATGTAAAACGTCGTTTCCATAGGCGTTTTTCAGGGACCCGATCCGAATTGTTCGAACGGTCTTCGAACACACCCTGAACGCCGACTGTGCGCTACCCATGCGCCCCCCATGAAAGGCGTAGGCCCAAGGTCCCACGAACACTGTTCGATTCGATGACCCCAACCACACCCACGCGACCGGGGCCACAGTGCGATAAGTCAATAACCGCCAACCCACCACACCGCGACAAGAACCGCCTATCGCATCACGCCAACCAACCACCGAGGCAATTGGTCGAACACGCGTGCGATAGGCAGCCCCCATCAATCACCGGCGACGCGGACCACGCCGCGGCCGCCGCCCATCCAGGTGCCGCTCCCACCACACCGCACCAGCCAGGCCCGCAACCACCAGGACGCCGGCCACCACCACGATGATGCCGTCATACGACTCACGCACCGGGCCCGCCGGGGCAGACACCACCTCGCGACGCGTATCCACAGAGCCCACAGCCGCACCAGCCCTAGCCGGAGCGCCAATATCCACACGGCCATCCACAGCCGCGCTCGGCGAAGCCGAGTGCACACCCTCCGTAGAACGAGTACCTCCCCATCCTGCGTGGTCCTCGTGGCTCACGCGGTCCTCCCTGCGGCTAGTGCACGTGTCGGAGAGGGCCTGTGCGACGGCGGGGCCGGGCACGTACTGGTCGCCCTGGTCGGTGATGATGGTCTGCGTGCACGCCCCCTGGTCGACCACGAGCGTGTACCCCTGCCGCGTGCAGGTCTCTTGCCCGTGTACGTCGGCGCAGGCGGGCAGGCCGGGCGTGGTGACGGGCGCAGTGTGGCCGGTCCACACCCATCCGGGGTATGCCCTAGCGGCGGGCGGCTCCACGGGCGTGGGCGCCGCAGCAGTGTCAGAGTCAGCCTCCTTCTTCTTGGCTTTCTTGGCCTTCTTCGCGGGGGCGGCGGTAGCGGTCCCGTCCGCCCTACGCAGGTAGGAGACGGAGCCGTCCTCCTCCACCAGGAACGACTGCCCCTCGCCGTTACCGCGGGCGGAGGCGTCCCATAGGCACGGACCGTACTCCTGCCCCTCGTCCTCACAGGCGGGGGTCCCCGTTAGGTCTATGGGGGCGCCCGTCTCGGCGAGCGCCCACCCACTGGTGGGGGTGTTCTCGGCCGCGTGGGCGGGCACCCACCCCATGAGGGCCAGCACCCCACACGCGAGGGCCAGTGCCGTGCGCCACATTGTCTTGTTCATCGTCCTGTTTCCTTTCGGTTCGCCCCGTCCGTGGGGCTCGGTTGCTGATGCCCAGAACTGTACGCCACCCAACCACACCCACGTCAACCCAAGACACCAACCAGCCACCGTGACCTACACCACCGAACACACGCACCCACACCACACAACCACCACACACACCAACACCACACGAACCCACACACAACACAAACACAACGAGACGCACAACACACACAAAGCCCCGACCAGCCAAAACACAAAAAAAACAACACCCCAAACCAACACACGATAAAAAACAAACC